AACCAACCTTATTGAAAACAACCGCTGTTGCGCCAGTCGTATACTTGTCCGTTGCAGCCGCTGCCGCACTGACAACAATTTTCGCCGCATTCAATGGTCCCGTAGTCGGTTTCTCACGCAGATCTGCGAAAAAGAAACCTTGCATAAGTCTTGTGAGGTTATTCGCCGTAACGTCAATATTAAAACCACCACTCGCGTCAAGATCAGTAACGACGCCGCGCTTGTTCTGACGATTCGCACTGATAGGCGAACGTGCAACCATCGTCAATTCACCGCCGAAATCGGAATAGCTATTCGGCTCTAAGCCATACCAAACAGCATCTGCACCGTCAGCAGCTAGTGTGGGCAAAACTTTGTAACAAATTTCTTCAGCGAACGAAAGACCTGTAACGTTGCTGTCGATTTTGTTAATTGGACATGGAAGAGGCATAATAATTACTCCTAACCTATTTCGTCGAATTCAAATTCAGACACAACGTTGTAACGGTAGAACAAAGCTTCAGGCGGCAATGGATTTATTCTCGTGTTCCTAAACCAAATCCTTCCCGGTTCAGTTTGCTTTCCACGAAACGCACCACGCGCGATCATTGCAAGCTTTTTTCCTAACTCCGATGCAGTCGCTAATTGCTTCGGACAAAAAATCTGTACAAACACCAAACCGGCAATTTCGTAACGTCGTAATCCCGGTTGTTCAACGCAACCACAAAGCGTACATTGTTCTTCTGTTAATGTTGTTGTGGAAACACGCGCCCAAAATTTATCACTCGGCGGTTTAGCAGGTTCCTCAACATCAGGCCAGCGAACGTCAGGCACGTAACCAACTATCGCAAAAGTATTAGCCAGCCAAGCTGCGCTAAACAACGCGAATATTTCGTCTAAGCCTTCGTCGTATGCGACCGTCATCCTTCAAACTCTATCGTGTATAAAATCTTTTGACCATTCGGCGACAATAAATCAAGCGATGCAATTCGCAAAATAACACCGTCTCTATCAACCACATCTTTCAACGTTGGCTCAAACGGCACTTGTCCCATTAGTCCGGCAAGTTTCCCTGTCGGTACTTCAGTACCTTTCAAATACGCCAGCAATTTTCGCCATTGCGTATCATTTGTGGGCACAAAACAAATCTTAATATCTGGATGCGGTGTTGATGCGGCGTCCGTTGGTTTCCACGGTTTAAGCGGATCAACTGACGCGCCATCAATAATACTGTTCCATATAATTGACTGACCATATTTCGCAATTAGTCGTAACGCCGTCGCAATTTGTCTATCAAATTGGCCCATTAGCCGCGAAACACACTAAAAGTAAATGGGTTCCCACAATTATCGCCAATCAGCGCCGCTAGCAAAGCGTCAACAGCTACAAACGTTGCCTGTCCGCTAAACTGCGAACCGCTTGCATATTCGGTTTCAATCGGTCCAACCTTTTCACGAATAACGTAATCGATAGAGTTGCCTGAAATATTCGGCAACAACTCAATACCTTCGATAACTGCTATTGCCAATCGAATTTGAGCAATCTTTAGATTCTTCGGAATGCCTGTAAACGCGTCACGCGGAAACGCTAAAGATTGTTCATCGTCAATTTTATAACCAGCAAAGCAAGGTTTGATTTCAAGGTAATCCATTGCCTTGATTAAAGCGGCGTCTATTTCATCGTCAGACGGTACGGCGATGCCACGCGCAATCGCGTATGTCTTATACTCTTCAGTACTAACATACGAATTTGCGTCGACAACGCCTGTACCGTCTTCGATAATTAACGGCATAAATTAGCCTGCGTTGTTGTCCCAAGTTGCGCCAGCCGCGCGACGATTCTTTTCCGTCGTCAGTGCATCTAACACCGCTGCACGCTTCTTACCGATCTTTTCAGATGGTTCTAGCTTGGCAAAATCAGCGTCATTCAACAATCCATTTTGAATGGCTTCCGGTGTGCCACTCAAATAACCAACAACGCTAAAAGCAGGTGTCGGCGGTGCTGCGCTTGCTGATTTCTTAGGTTCTCTTTCCTTTTCAGCATCAGCACGTTCTTTAGCACGCTGTGCCTGTCTCTTTTCTAGCGATTCCATAAAAATACCTCTTTTGAGTTAAACAAATAATGCCGGCGCTACAGCGGCAAGTGCTGCTGCAGCTACATTGTGTAAAGGACCATTTGCATGTGTGCCGTCATCTGCCGGAACGCCTAAATCAGTACGCCATAAACCTGTCTCTCGTGAACCCCATTGGTCAAATAAATCAAAATATCCATAACCTAATCCGTTGTGTGCTCTTAAATAATTGTTATACGTGCCGATTGCTGTCCATTCATCAGTTTTAGGAGCGGTATTACCTGCATTGGTTTTTGGTGGCGTTGTCGCAAACACAGGTTTTAATCCATGCGCTAGACAATAATCTCTAAGACCGCTTGCACGAGTAATCAACGTATTGCCTGTTGCGCCCGATGTAACGTCACCGCCAGCAATCGTAACAAAGCAGTGCGTAAACCCGCCGTCTACTACCATGGAAAAGCGAGGCACCTTTTGTCCCGGCAAATTCAAACCGGACATGGTGAACGAATCACAGCCGCAATTGATATGCCTCATTACAGCAGTAGCTAAACCGCTAACAGACCATGCTCGATTACTATCACCTAACGCTATAATGGCAGCTGCTGGCGTCGTCAAACCAATAATTGCAGCTGCAGGAAAAATAGAGCCGAATATAGTTACACCAGTTGGCGTAGCAGGATTCAATGTATTATCGAGTTGATTCGTACCTCGCGAATTCGTGTCATAGACCAATGAACTAGTATGACTGCCATTTGCAAAAGGCAAACCGCTAGCGGGCGGCAATGACCAAAGGCCGTGCGTTCTTAATACAGATGCACCGACGCCCGGTGGCAACGTCACAATGCATTTATCAGAAACAGCATATTGTCCGGGCGTTAAAACTTTTGATCTAATACCATTCCAAAATACAGGCACAATAACAGAACCAACTTCTAAAGCGCATTCGACCGTAATGTCAGCTAAAGCGTCATCAACCTTTCCATTATTGATAGAAGTAATGTTTTGCAAAGCAACTTGAATTTCAGATGCAAAATCAGTCAGACGCAAACCTATACGCTGATTAAAGGAATTATATGCGCCCGTTGTAGAACTAAGGCTTGTCGGTATTCCAAAACCGCCGCGAGTGTTTATGTGTTGTCTTAACATTGAAGGATTCGCAAGATTCTCCATCAAACCAGAATCTTTAAACTTTACTAATAACAAATCAAACTGTGCTTTTAAATCCGAAACAGTTGCCGCCGCTTGCGGATACTGCACTGGCATCTGTTTAGCAACGCCGACTTTAAATTGAGTAGCACCAGCGTTTGCAAAACTCCTTGCAAACCCTTTCATGGCAACATTTCAACTAACAAATGCGCAACCTGACCAAGATTTGCACCGCTACCAGTTTGTGTACTTGCCGTTAAACTTAAAGCATTTACATCAATATCCTCAATTGTTGTATTTACTGGCGTGGGAGTAGCACTTAAACCGCCAGTAAATCCAGCAATACCATCCGAACGACCTAACATGCGTACTTGTGTCGCCGATGTAACAGCAAAGAAAGGGCCAACTGCAAATGTGCGATTAGACGCTACAAATAATGCAGAAGTGAACAAAAGCGGATCGACAATAGTTCCTAAAGTTCCAAGTCTAAGATTTGTTGTTGCAGCAGTAGCAACGCCATTCTTTGCAAATAGGCACTGTATTCTAAAGCTTCTACCTAATCTCAAAATACCAATTGGAAGTACTGCAGTTTTTATAATATTTTCCGTTGTATTTGATGGTCCTGTTTGAAGCGTCAAATCATAAACAATATAAGTTGGTGCAGTAACACGCCAATACGTTCCGTCCCACCTAACCAATGTACCTGCAGCGCCACCAATATCCGTAATAAGCTTAGACTGTCCAACCGTTGAACCAACTCCACGCAACGCCCAAGTAGAAGCAGGCGTTACATTCTGCTTAGTAGCTAGCGCTGTTACCATCGTGGCCGCAAACGAAGCATCGCTAGCGAGTGACAACGCCAATTCATTCAACGTATCAAGTGCGCCCGGAGCGCCACCAATCAATGCGTCAATAGCCGCTTTGACAAAAGCAGTAGTCGCTAATTGCGTGTTATTAGTAGCACCGGCAGCAGTTGGCGCTAACGGTGTGCCGGTAAATGTCGGAGATAAGAGCGTCGCTTTTAAAGCAAGCGCTGCAGTAGTTGCAGCAGCATCCGCTTTCAAAAGCAAAGCCGCTGCTAACACCGCGTCGCTAATCGCACCAATATTAGCTGGCGTAATAACGACATCGCCTGTTCCGCCATTAACTGACGTAACAGCGCCGCCCTCGCCGCCACCGCTAGCAGCAGGAACGCCTTTAGGCCGTAAGTAAAACGGGAATTTTGGAAATTTCATGACGTTCTGCTGTTATGCAGACGCCATTAAACCAGCTGTCTTTAGTTTTGCTAATAGTGCGTCAAACTGCACTTTCAGCGCTGCTACGTCAGCCGCAGCAGCAACAGCTTGAACAGGCATTTGTTTTGCGACGCCGGCTTTACTTGCCGTTGACGCCGCACGAGCTAATGTACGTGGTGCACCTTTCATTTTCGCAACTCCTAAGTTAAATACTTGCTTAACATCTTTCGCCGGAAATTCTCACGAATAAACCGGCGAAAGAGCATCAACAACTTATTTGTTACGCTTTTGAAAGCAGAAATGCCATCGGCACCTGTTTACGCGCAACTACTCGATTCCAATGCGCGGCCAACGCCAGATCAGCGTTAGTCGGACTGAATTCTGTAATCGCTGCACCCGCTTCTACCCAATCAAAACCAAACGGATGTAAAATCAGCGTTCGGCGTTCACCGATAGATTCCATGCCGCCGCCATGACCGGCTTGCTCAACACGTTCAACCCATACCGGCGTTTCGGGTACACCTTCGCCTAACGCAAATTCGTGACCTTCAATACCACCAAAACCAAATGCACCGGCACCAAAAAATACTGACGTATAAATCGTATTGATACCAGAACCCGTCTTAGGCATGTTGTCGTCAACAACAACACGTTTACCGCGATAAAACTTAACTGGAAATCCCTGACTGTCAGGAATAACGTCAATCAAGTCATTTTTTTCCATTCGCGCCAAAATCTGCGAATGAACGGCAATGGTAACGAAACTACCTGCAGCGTCGCCCATTGTGAACTCTGCATCAATTGACGACTCAGCAGTAAAGATACCGTCACCAACTGCAGAAATGTTTACAATCATGTCGCCAGCATCATTCGCCAGATTATCGGCATAAATGCCGTTAACCGTAGCAATCAAACGACGTTGGTCGCGACGCTGCCAATAAACACCAAACCGATTGCGAATACGCTGCATAGGACTAGAACCCGCCAACTCCGACACCAAATCCATTGCAGAATAGGATTGGTTAACGAAGCACTTCCGATAGTGCATCAAGCTAGAACCTAACTTTTGCGGCGTCGCAAAGTCAGCCGGATCATCATTAGACTGGTTCTCTTGAATCGTCGGATCAAGATCAAGCCAAAACGGAATAGTGCCTGTTATGCCGCCAGCACGCGCAATACCGTCAAATAGCTCATTGCGTACAATGATGCCAGATGCAAAGAATTGCGTAAGTTCAGGAAGATTTAGCGCCGTATAACTGCGATACACAGTAGGAACGACAGCATCGGAGAGACGTACAACAGCCATTGTGGTTTTCCTCTAAGAAGTGCGCACAGGAAACATTTCGTGAAACTTGGTTGGATTGCTATTAAATAATGCAACCCGCTCTTGCTCACTGTATTCGCTGGCTTTCTTAGAGGCACCGCCCCCGTGATTGCCGCCCGCCCCACCGGAACCGGACGCTTTGCTACCAATCAAAATATCCTCAAATTCCTTATTGTCAAGTGTCTCCTTTTTTAAATCTGCCAGAGTCAACGCCGATGCCTTACCATCCTTATCGCGCACGCGAACAATTGGCGTATCGCCGTCATAATCAATATATACACGTTCCGCCAATAAACGCGCGTCGCGTTGCGGCTTCAAAAAGATTTCAGCAGCCATTGCATCAACTGCACCTTGCACCATTACTTTTTCAAGTTGTGTTTTCAACTTCGCAATAGTCGCATCAGATTCCTTCTTAGCTGTTTCAAGTTTAGTTGACCAACTCTTTTCAATGTTAGTCAAATCCTCTGATTTATGCCTATCACCGGGCGGCAATGCTTTCAATTCATCATATTGTACTTGCAAATCCTTTGCTTTCTTTTCAGCTTCGTTAGCGCGTGCTTGTTCACGATCCTTTGCGCGTCGCAACTCTGCAGCAATTTCAACATCATCAATATCTATCTTATAAGCATCGCCATCGACTACATACAAACTTTTTGCAGCTTCGTCTTCAAGCTTTTCCCATTCCTCTTTCGTCAACTTCAATTTACGCTTCATGATAGCACCGCTATAAAAGCCACGCACCGCGCGACTGTGAATTTACCCTGCAATAATAGTCTCAGCAGAGTTCCTAAATTGTTCCGTTGTAATTGCTTTATTGAATGCAAACTTCTGCATCTTATCTGGCTGTCGCTTAATCCATTTAGCAAACGTATCTGTAATTTCAGCATCACCACCACGATAAGGAATAATTGTGCTTCTGCATCTCATGTGGGCAGGCGGATACGGTCCAGTACCATGTTTATAAATTTTCTGATTACGACCGCGACAAATATCTGTCGTGCCACCATCAATAACGCTAATCCAACGATATTGGCCAAACAATGCCGATTGAACGCTAGCGGCAACAATCGCTTCAACATGTTGAATGACTGTCGACAATACTGCGTCCGCTTGATTCGTTACTTTATCGATTTGCTTTTTAGCTTCAACAATTGTATTCGATACGGTCCAACTATTTGAATAACCTTTGCGTATCATATTTTCCATTGATAATTGTGCAGAAGCGCTAAACGATTTGACCAAAGGATTAAGCAACGTACCGTTGGCTGCTATAGGTTCG